TTAAATATCAAATCAATTTTATAGAAATTATAAATCTTCATTAAAAAATATTTTTCTATATTGTTCGATAAATTTATCTTTATAAATCTTTTTCTTTAAATGACTTCCGGTTATCTTATCTTGAAGCATAAATATGATGAAAAATAAACTATACACACCACATTCTGTGTTTCCAAATTGATGTTCTACTGGATGATTTTGGTCAAATTTGAAATTAATTTGCGGATGTAACTCTTTTCCTTGTTTTGTTATTTTCTCTACTAATTTCATTATCTGTTTCGGAATTTTATCTCCAGCACTATCAAAATAATAAATATCTGATTTTTTTATATTAATAAATAGAGAAACCCAATGACTACCCGATTTATAATGAGGATCCAAATTAAAAATAATTCCTATTTTATTTATACTTTTTTTCATTTCATCTTTTAAACTAAATTCACATAATTCTTCCCAAACGCATTCACCATTTATTTTATGCGTATCATAATCAATCGGCGATGGACCTATAAAATTAAAGCACTTATATGCTTCTTCATATTGTCTCATTACCTTCATAATATCCACACTACTTAGCCATTCATTTGGATTCAGCTTCCATTCATCAGGATGTTTTGGAGCATACATATCATCCAATACTTGTTTCATTTGTCCATTTGTAAAATGTTGCTTCAACCAACACGATTCTTTATTACAAACATTTCCCAAAAATTGTTTTAATAAATACCAAATATCTTCTGATGATTTTGAATGTATTATCACATCTGGATGTCTTGCGTTCCACATTTCTCTTAATTTTAATAATATATCATCTGGCAAACAAGTATATTTTTTTTTATTTCTTAGTTTCGATAATGGACTACATTGAACGCTAACTAACTTATCATATTTTTGTTTAAAATTTAATTTTTTTGATTGTATAATATCATCATATTTATTTCCGCCTTTTTTTGTATGTTGATGTTTTAGTTTACGTTTTTTTATTCTTCTTGTATACATATATATATAATAATATTATAATATATGACATCACAACTTCAAGATAATTTTATGGGTCTTTTAGAAAATGGTGGTGATTTAGAAAAGTTAAAAAGAATTATTGATAATCCAGAATTTGATGTAAATGGTGATATTGAAGGTGTACCTGTTATATTTTCAGTAGCATACGAAGCAAGAATAGATGTATTAGATTATTTAATAGAGAAAGGTGCAGATATAAATATTCTTTCATCATCAAAATCAAACGTTTTATTATATATTTTAAATCACGGAGCTGAAATGTTAGACGAAGGTTCGCTTGAACTTGCTGGTAATAAGTTTAGAACAGCAAATTATTTAATAGATAAAGGAATTGATATTGATTATATCGATCCGACTAATGGAAACACAGCATTAGATATAGCAATAAATCATAATCTAATAGATATATTAAATCATTTATTAAAGAAAAATGTTGAAATGACAAAAAAAGAAAAAAAAAGAGTAAATGAAATACTTGGTATTCCAAATGAACCATCTGAACTAGAACCATTGTCAGAAGAAAATATATCTGAAGGAGATATTCGCCAAATAACTGATATTACAACAAATGTAGAACGCCATAGAACACCTAGTTTATTATCTCCTAGATATAACCAAGAACAAAATAGTTTATGTTGGGCTTTTGCAATTGGAAGAGTGATGTTTAAATATATATTTAAAGGAATTCAAATTGGATTTTTACATTCAAATATCAATCTAGGAAAACACTATTATAAAAAAAATAATTTTTCTGAATATTTCAGTTCTTTAAGTCAACTCAAAACGTTAAACCATAGATTAACATTAACTCATATTAAATATCTTTTTAGTGGGTCAATTACAGATACAACAAAAATTTTTAATATACCTAGTGAGTTTCGACATATAAATTATGATGCTGACCCTACATTTATTAGACAATCTATTATTTTATTTTATTTAATTATATTTTTCATTGGAACGCGATGTGATTTTAGTATTGATAAAAGAATATATGATGATGGCGAGTATTCACGTAATTATATCAAATTAATTAATAGTTTTATTAAATTTATATTGGATAGAAAAATAGATTATAATATTTCAATAAATATTGGAATCAAACAACATATTTATGACTATTTTATTCATTTTGGATACTCTAAAGAATTAGTAGATTACATTACTATATTTTTTATTAAATTGGGATTAAAACCGTTATATCCGCGTTCATTATTGCCTGATAATAAACCAACTAATATAAATAAACGATTTTTGTATTTTTATCATTCTTATAAAAAAGATAAGATAAATGTTGATGAAATAAAATTAATATTTAGAGACGCAAAACAACAAGGTTTATATGTATTAATATCATTTGATAATACAATAAGATTATTAGACATTGCACACACTTCAATTCATGGTGCACACTCTATGTACGCAATTCCAGTTGATAATGAAAAATTTATACTTAAAAATTCGTGGAATGATAGAAAAACAGATAAAGTCGTATATTTTAGAGATTTAATAAGTTACGACAGTGCGATTTGTATTCATTATTTGTATTATAATTATAATAATCTAGAACAAAAAACAAGAAGAATTCCTAGCTTCCAACATAAACCAAGAAAATCATTTCGACCGTTACCTATTAGAAGAATAAATAGTCAAGTATTATTAGAAAATAGAAGACCTTCACTAACAAGAAGAAAAAGCTTAAGCTTGTCTGCTTCTAAATCCAGAAAAATAAATAGAGTGAGAACTTCTTTTTTAGAAGAATTAGGACAAAGAAGAGAAGAATTAGGACAAAGACAAAGACGTCGATTACGTCCTTCTTTTACTAGAAGACATAGTTTATAAATATTGAATTCCTTTTGTTTTGTATTGATTATCTGTCAAATTTATTTCTCGTTGAATTGGCAATTTAATTTGTTGTTCTTCTTGTGTTTTTTTTATTTTCACAAAATTATCTAAATTAGAAGTTTGAGTATTTTTTGGTAACATAAATGATTTTATTATTTCGTTGTCATTTATCTCATTTATTTTCTCTACTTGTTCATCTTCTATCCCCATTTCTTCCAACAATTGTAATCCTATATAATCTTCTTGAATCAAATCAGTTTCATCTAATATTTTAAAATATTCAATCGCTTCTTTTATATAATTTTCAAATGCTCTATGAATATGATTCGGATATAATTCTTTTTTATTATCCATCATATTTCTCGTCAAATTATTAATCCTTTTTCTATAAAATTTTTTATCTTCTTTATAATAATCTTCAAATAATTCTTTTTTTGATTTCATTATTCTTTCATATGTTTTTTTATTAATTAAATAATCAATTGTTATTTCTGTTAATAATTTATTTTCTTTTGGTTCATTTTTCTCTACTATTTCATTCATTACTATTTCATTCATATACTAATGAATATTTTAATTATTACACTTTGATGTATTTGTTAAATTTTTTATATCCACTCTTGTACTATTATTAAATGGACTTTGTGAAAGATTCATCGGATTTGGATTGAATTTATTAAACATTTCATTATGAAATAACCCTTCAAATTCTTGTTTTACATTACTATTTGGATGAAACGAAAACTGGTATAAATCGCTATTACTATTCGGAACATATACATCGTCGTTACATTTATTTATTGGATATATTTGATTTCTTAATTGAGATTCTATATTTACATTACTTGCAAATCCAGACCAAGGTGAAACCCTATTTCCTGGATTAAATGTTTGTTCTGAAGAATAAGTAGAGAATGTATTCATCGGAACCTTAATCGCCGCTCTTGGGTCTACAATTGGAAGAATTGAATATTTTGTCATTACCGGTCGAACGTTTAAATAAGCTTGTAACGGTTGTGATGGAATATTTCTATCATATATTCGATGATTGGTTTGACTTTGTGCTTGAGAATTGGGAACACACGATAAATCTTTATAATAATTATTTGCTATCATTTGTGGCTCTACTGACGACATATATATATAATATATAATTTAAAAATACATATTATATAAACTATAACTTATGTGTGGTATTTTTTCTATATTAAATAATAATAATATTTTACCTGATATTATGGTTTCTCAATCTTTTCAGAAAGGAAAAGGAAGAGGTCCTGAAAATTCTATCCTTAAAAAAATAAATATTTTATGTGATTTCGGTTTTCATCGTTTGGCAATTAATGGATTAAATGATATTTCTAATCAACCTATTACCATTGACGACGTTACTTTAATTTGTAATGGAGAAATTTATAATTATAAAGAACTTTATCAATTCATTAATGTAGAGAAAACAACTGATTCTGATTGTGAAATAATTATTCATTTATATTTGTTATATGGTATTGAATATACTCTTCAATTACTTGATGGAGTTTTTTCATTTATTCTTTGTGATGCTAGAATTACTGAAAGTTATAATGATACTAAATTATTTGTTTGTAGAGACCCATATGGAGTAAGACCTCTATACCATTTGAAACCTATAAATACTTTTTCTACATTTGCTACAAGTAATAGCTTTGCTACAGGTAATAGCTTTGCTACAGTTCACTGCTTCGCCTCAGAAGTAAAAATGTTGATTGATTTACACAGCCAACTCACCGATACACACGAAATTATTCATTTTCAACCAGGAACATATAGTTTATTTACTTTACCTTTTCGTGTTTCCCCTACTTGGCAATTAACAATTGATAATAAAGTATATCATACATTTGGATTCTATTCTTATTTATCTAGCATTCATTTATCTGAAAAAGATATTCTTTTTAATATTAAAAAATATTTGACATCAGCTGTCAAGAAAAGAGTGTTAAATACTGAAAGACCCATTGCGTGCCTATTATCCGGTGGATTAGATAGTAGTTTGATTACTGCTTTAGTAAATAGTTTTTGTCCAAATGTAGAGACTTATAGTATCGGATTAGAAGGTTCTGAAGACTTAAAGTATGCAAAAATAGTAGCCAATTATTTGGGAACAAAACATACTGAAATCATTTTAACTGAACAAGATTTTGTAGAAGCCATTCCTGAAGTTATTAAAACTATTGAAAGTTATGATACTACAACAGTTCGAGCTTCTATCGGTAATTATCTGATTGCTAAATATATCTCTACTCATTCTCAAGCAAAAGTTATTTTTAATGGAGATGGTTCAGATGAAGTATGTGGTGGATATTTATATATGGATTATGCTCCAAATCCTTTGGAATTTGATAGAGAAACTAAACGATTGCTCAACGATATCCATAAATATGATGTTTTGCGTTCAGATAAATCTATTTCTAGTAACGGATTGGAACCAAGAAC